TCCTGCGGAGTGATATACCCACGCTGCTCTTTATTAGCGAGAGCTAAAACTCTTTGATATACCGTATCTACACTTATTGCCATAATTCTTTTTTAAAGGTTTAGCAACCACCCCGAAGGGTAGCTGCGTCACCGTTGATTATTATTTTAATCGTTTTTCAATATTGGAGTATATCTCCATCCCTTCATCAGTCTTAAACCAAGCGGCTAAAGCTGAATATGGGTGTTCATCAAAAGGAACAGTCATTAACTTTCTGTCATTGCTTCCCCACGAGAACGTTCTTTGATCAGAGGATAGTTTTATAATCCCCATCTCTGTAGCTTTGATACCAAAATTTCTAAGTACTACGTTGTCGTCATTAACAAGTTCTAAGAATAAACTAGGGTTTCTCTTAGCGTATAATAGTAAATCACGTTTAAGCTCCTTAGAACTCATCTCTGATACCTTAGAACCAACCTCTACCCTCATAACAGCCTCTGCCATGTCAATGTCTAAAGATTGAGCCGCGTTAAGGGCTGCGATTTCTATTTCAATTCTATCTAACTCGCTTGAGGCTTGCGCTGCTGGTTTGTGCTCGAAAAATAAGGTTTCTCTGTGAGGGTGGTATATAGATAAAAGTTTCTGCAAAACTGTTTTTTCTTTTGGAACAAATAACGTTCCATTCCTAAAGATAATATGGGACAATCTCTGATCACCCTTCATTTCGTCTACAAAAACCGTTCTTTGATTTTCACAGTATTTTAGTTCTCGTTCGTATCCTTTCTCTTCATCAAACCAATAGATATTAGTAGATCTTATCATTTTACTTAAAGGGGATTTACCGTGCTTTAGATAATATAACCTATCCTTAATCTCCCAAGTATCTTTCTTAGGTAATTCTTTCACAATTGGCTTAGGCTCCGGTTTTGGAGTTTCAACTACAACTGTTTCTTCTACGTAAGGTTCTTCGACCTCTACTTTTTTTGTTTGCTTTTTAGCCATAATATAATATAATAAAAAATTAATATAAAACTACCCCACCCGAAGGTGAGGTAGTTTCACCAAATATAATCTACTCTTAGTTCATCAACATGAAGTTGTTTGCACCCTGTACTACTAAGCAACGCTCAGATAGATAGTGTACCTCCATAGCGTCAAGATCTGAAGTTACTGCTCCAACAGAGCCAGTAGTCCAAGTCTTTAGCTTACGATTGTCAGTGTTAGACGCTCTGTAACGAACGTGTAGGAAAGGACGCTTAAGGTTCTTACCTAAGTTTTGATCGTATACTGAAGAAACTCCAGCTGGGATAAATACGCCGCGAATAGCATTAACGGTGTCAGTAGAGTTAATTAAACCTCTAGTACTCTGATCGTTTAGGTATTTCCAATCTGACTTGTAGAAGTCGTAAGATCCACGACGGAACCCAGAGAATCCTAAGTTAAGAGCCATATCTTCTTCGTTGTTGAATACTCCATAAGAAGTACCTCCAGCGCCGTAAGAATTCATAGATGCAAGCATATCGTCAATAGCTAAAGCTGTTGCGCGATTTACAAACATCATGTTCTCCTCAATAGCACCGTTCTTGTCGAACTCAGCAAGGATAGCATCGAACTCAGCTAGGTCAGTAGCCGCGTTAACACCAGTTACACCAGTAGTTTCGTTTCCACGAGCACTAATAGCCGCGAATAAACCTTCAGTACCAGTGATAGCAGAACTCTCAACTACAGAAGCTGCCGCTAGATCAGTAAGACCTTGACCGGTCGCTTTCTCTGCTTCAATCATTGACATCTCAAGGTAATCAGTAAAACGAGCACGAGTATCGCCCTCAGCCTTTAGATACCACATGTAACCGTTCTGTCCATCTTCACCAGAAACTTCAACCCAACCAATTTGAGAAGCATCAGATCCAGAGATCTCGTACTTATCCTTAAGGATGATTGGCTTATTGTCATAAGACTTGAAGTTTGGCTTGTTTGCACCAGCTCTACCTGTTTCACCTTTCGCGTATTCAGAACCAAATACTAGCACTTTAACACCAGCTGCGTCAGCGATACCAGCGTTTGTAAGTGTAGCAAAGTTCCCGTAAGGTTGAACAGATATCTCACCTGTTGCATCAACACCTGTAACAAAAGCTTTACAAGTTGCACTAGCATCAGATACGATAAGCATGTCACCAGGGCGTATACCGTGATTACCATCAGTATAAGGAGCAGTAGTAGCTACCGCTTGACCGTCTGCGTCATTTGTAACGATCATAGTTACACCCGTTGTAGTACCACCCGTTGTAACCGTGTAGCTTAGGTGTAATCTAGACTGCTCAGACCAAACAACTTGGTCAGCCGTCATAGACTCTTCAGCCCCTACTTGTGAAAGGAACCCTGAGATAGTTCTGTTTCCAAAAATCTCAGCCTCTTTTTCCATAAGGTCTGGTAAATATTGTTGTGCCCATCCATCAACGCCTGTTGTAAAGTCGATGTAAGCCGAAGCTAACGTCTGTTTAGTTGGCGCTGCAGCTGGAGCCACATTTGAAGTAATTGCCATTTTAAATTTTCTTTAAATTGTTATTTTTTATTTTTAATTTTGAACTTAAAAGAAGCGGAATCATCACCTAGTACTCTTACTTTCATACCGCCAGTTTGAGCTTCTCCATGAGAGGATCTAGCCATTGTGTTGATATTTTTAGCCTTGGCAACACTGTCTTTCAGTGCGTCTGCCTTGCCTTGTTCGTAAAAGTGATTAGCAACTGCGTCTGCATTCATAGCTGTGTACAAGCTCTTATGGTAACCTTTAGCATCTGACATAGTATTATCTTTATCCAAAAACTTTTTGGTAAAGTTATTAATGTCGCTTTGAGTTTCCTTTACTTCGCCTGCGTCCTTAACATTATATCTAAATTTTTTATCCCCGACATTATATTCAAAACCTTTGAACCCGTCATTGAAAACCCGCTCGGTTTCCTTGTTAAATCTAGACTTCTGTTGTTGAGCTACTTTTTGCGTCTGCTCCGACTCTTTATTGTATCGATTGAAGAAATCAATTGCCTTCTGCTGTTCTTGTGTTAATTTGCTTCCAGCTTTAATCTCTTCATAGTATTTAGACTTTTGCCCGTCTAAGTAGGTCTTGGCCTCGGCAACTTGCTCTTTGAGGGCCAATTTTTTTCTTTTAATTGCTCTTTCATCATCTATCTCTTCGTCGAAAGAAAAGTTGTCTTCCATAAAGAAGTCAACCTCTTCTGAGGATAGATGAGGTTTAGTGTTTTTATAGTATTCGAAGAGCACGTCTCTACCATCCATCTCTCCGATGTCTCGGTTAAGTCTTACGTAGTCTTCTAGGTCTCCACCTGTTTCGTCCATAAAGTCCAATAGTTTCTGGATCTTCTCTGGAACTTCTTTTCCGGTAAGCTCAGCGTTTTCTATAGCCTCGTTAGCCTCTTCGGCCAACTCACTAGCCTCTACCTGCTCTTCTTCTGTAACCTCTTCTAGTACTGGAGTTTCCGGTGTTTCTCCGCTCTCTTGTACTTCTTCTTCAACTTGTGTGGTGGTGGAACTTTCATCGCTTCCAACCACTCCTGTGTCGTCGCTGTTATCGTCTTCAGTTTCATTACTTTGTGGTTTAGATAGATCAACTTTAATGACGCCTGGGTCATCTTTACTTTCAAATTTTTCTAAGTCAAGTTCAGGTTGTTTTTCTTCTACAACCTCGTCTTGTGTGGTCTCTTCTACAACCTCTTCGATTGTATCCTTTTTCTTTGCTTTTCCCATGATAAAATATTATATAATTAATTCCCAATTTGCGGGTTGAACTTATCTAATCCCATTCCGCCTCCTAGTATATCATTACCTGAAGACTCAAACTTTTTAGCTGGTTTAGGTGAATTTGTTTGCTTCATTACCTCACGCTTATCCAACCCTTCTTCTTTACGTTTTTCAGAATCCCTCTTCTCTATAGATTCTTGATTTCTAATTTTCTGGTTTAACTCAAACTCATAAGCCATAAGCTCTTTCTTAAGTCTAACCTCTTCTTGTAGGTGCTTAAGTTTTGCCTCAGACTTTGTTGTTTCTAACTGCAGACTAGCTTGAGACTGAGCTTGGTCTCTCTGCATCTCAACTTGCGCGGCTTGTTGCTGCGATTGGCTGTTGGCCTGCGCTTGAGCCTGTATATTTTCTTGCTGCATCTTCTGATCGCGGGCAAGTTTGTTTTTTCTCTTTATCTTTAGTAGCTGATTAGCTAGTTTAAGATTTCTAACTTCCCTAATATCTATAGCATCGTCCAAATCTATAAGCTGTTGAGCTAAGGCCGTCTGGATATTATTCTCCAGTAGTTGCTTATCCTCTTCGTCTGGTTCTAACTCTATAAATATACCAAAGTCGTATAGATGCAACTCTGACATCTCTTTTAAAGTCGCTACATTGTGCGCGCCGATTGCTTGAACAAACGCGTCTGCCGTAGGCGAGTATTCCAGTATATCTGATATACGCAGCGAAAGAGCTTCTGCTACCTCAGCCGTTAAGAACAAAGAACCGAGAAGCACGTGGCGGGTGGCTACGTTAGAATTAGCTGCCGCCATTTTCTGAACCCCTACTAAAGACTTAGGGTCTGGCATACTGCCGTCTCTAGCTTCATTCAAACCAGTTACGTCCCTTATCATTTGGAGATAATAGTTGTAAGTCTGGATAAGGCTACCTATCTTATTTTGTCCACCGCTACTAGCTATTTGCTGGATAGGTACTTTACCAGGGTTTGGATCTCCATCGCCTGTAAAAGACCTACCTATAACAGAACCCGTTTGGAAGAACATATTAAGCGCTTCCTGCGGATTGTAATTAGTTCCATTACCTAAATCAATTTCAGCAAGTCCGTCAGCGTCAAGGTATACGCCATCCGGCACCATGCGCGACATCACTTGCTGTAACTTAAGGTGGGTCAACTGAATCATATCAGCAAACCCAGTAATTCTACTAACGATAGATTCTATTCTACCCTCAAAC